TGCACCAGAGGTGGCAGAAAAGAAGCGGATATTTCTCAAAACTGCTGGGGGCCGAGGATGGAATAAGGGGCTGACCTCCCACTCCGATGAAAGGGTGGCCCGACAGAGGGCTGCTGCTGTGAAGGTCATGCGTACCCCAGAATGGCGGGAACGACGCTCTCGCCAAACAGCGGCGAGGATTCGCAAGGGGGGCTACTGGGAGCGGGGGTACTGTGACACTTCCAAGGAAGGCCGCCTCTATTATATGTCTGGGTGGGAACAGCGTCGGTGGTTAGAGTTGGACGGAGATTCAGAGGTTACGTCTTTCACTCGGCATCCTTGTCAGGTGCCTTATCTTTGGGAGGGTGTCCAACATCTGTACCTTCCAGATGTTCTTATCCAGTACCGAGACGGGACCAAAGTGTTGGAAGAAATAAAGCCCTATTTAGTTGCACAAGACGCCCGCAAGAAGGAGAACAGATTAGCTGCAAAACTTGTCGCAGGACGAGCTTATGCTCTGGCACGGGGCTGGGTGTGGCGTATGTTCTCGTATGATGGGGAAGGGGGTGGGCCATTTATTTTCAGCTAACGGAAGCCATGAAGCGGCGCTTCATCCACGAGCTGCGCCAATACTGGCAGTTCGACCCCAAGTTCCGGGACATCGTGGACTCCATTCAGGGGAAATTCTCCTTCGAGGAGCGGCCCCAGCGTGGCATCGTGGTGAAGGCTTCCGGCGGCAGCCGGGTGGACCTCTCCGCCGACAACTACGTGGGGATGATTCACAGCTTCCCCTTCCTGACCAAAGTCGCCCAGTACCCCGGCGTGGCTATCGAGTGGGTCCGCGAGGACGCGGTGGCCATCCAGAAGAACAACGGGATATTCCCCTCGTTGCCCGGCGTCTACTTCATCGAGCTGACCGAGGACACCGAATACTACGTGGACCCCCTCTACGACGTGCAGGGGGAGATTGTCCTGATGTCGGACACCGTGACAGGGCAGCTTCAGAACGCACCTCTTACCGGGACGCTCTGCCTGTTCGAGATGCCCGCAGGCTACCAGTTGTTCGAGGGGACCAACTACACCTTGACTCTGGACGCCCAAGGCAAGCCCACGGGAGAAATCATCTTGGTGCAGCCCTTGACGGGAGGCCGCTCCCTGTCGGCGGACTATCGTCATCCCGGTGTGAGCCAAGGCCCCATCACCCTGTACCCCGGCTACGCCAACAACAAAGTCATCCCCGGCGTGGTGCTGGCGTTCGGGCGCAAGAACGAGAAGGGCGACCGCATGGCTGTCGTGGTCCAGAACCGGCGGCTGCCGTCAGCTCTGGAATACGGGGGCAAGTGGCAGCTCTCCATGGAAGTCGAGGTGATGGCCCGCGATGTGTATGACCAGATGCAACTGCTGGACGAGTCCGTCATCTACATCTGGGGAGTCCTGCGGTCCTACTTGGCCGACGAGGGCATCCACATCATCGACATCTCCCTCGGCGGCGAGGCCGAGGAGGTCTACGACGAGACAGGGGACGACTACTTCTACACGGGCAATTTCTCTCTCACGGTCGAAACGGAATGGTCCATCCATGTCCCCCTGAACGTGAAGATGCGGAGGGCGGCCCCGCTCACCCAGCAGCAGGCACAGCTCATGGCCGCCATGACCGATACCGAGGTAGCCCAGCAGCAGAACGACATCAGGATGCTGGAAGACCTTGGCCTAGAGCGGCTCTCTGACCCGTATTTCAGCGAGCGGATACGCACCTACGAGGTGATTCGGTGACGCCCATTCATGCCGCATCGGTTGGGCCGATGCTGGTCAGACAGCGAGGATGTGATGCCAACGTACACCTACCAATGTGAGTGCGGGGTTCGGTTCGAGAAGACCACCCGCATGGAGGACCACGACAAGCCTGCCAAATGCCCCGACAGTACGTGCGGGAAGATGGCCCCTCGGGCCGTCCCGGATGACGTGGGCGGAGTGTTCAAGCAGGGAGGTGACGGGTCGCCGCTGCCCCAGAACACGGGCCTCTCGAAGGACGTGGACACCGACCGGGTTATCGGGGAATCCGCCGAGCAGGGTTGGGAAGCGCAGAAGGCCCGCGACGAGGAGAAGCGCCGCATTGCGACGGAGGAGGGAGTGGGCGGAGCCGACCTTTCCATGAAGCCGGACCGCAGTGGCTACAACGTCCTGAAACCCGAGGAAAAGGGCGTCCATGAGCGGGCGCTCGACATCCACGGGAAGGCCATGAAGAAGCGCGAGGAAGTTCTGGGTGACAAAAAGAAGAAGCCGACCGGGGTTCAATAATGAGCTGATAAACCCCATGTTACAGAGGAAGGAGACTTCCTTTCCAGACCTCCGGGTCAGGTGTGATGTGGATGAACAGGCGAACTAACATCCTTTCTTGAGCTGCTTTTCCGCCCTTGCGGGCCGGTCAGATGTGGACTCGACACACACGACGGACAGCGATGTTGTACTGACTCGCTTGACGGCGACCGACTTGAGAGGTGTTACATGAGTTTTCTCCGCGAAGCATACGCGCCCCCCAGTGTCTACACGAGGACCAACTTCGACAGCCCTCTTGGGCAGGCTCTCGAAGCCCTGAAAATCCCCGTGTTCATCGGGGAGGGCAGCGAGGACCTCATCCAGACGGACTTGGAGGTCGTGCGTGGCTCCTCGTCCACGGTGGACCAGCGTCGCGTCGATGAAGACGAGACGGGTCGCGCCGTAGTCAGCATCTCCGCGACCGGAGTGGTGACGCGAGGCAGCTTCGACGGGTCGCTGGACAGGTTCCAAGTCCAGCACTTCCCCATCGTGACCGGGGACGGCACCGGCACGACGAGCAACAGCCGGACCGACGTGAGCGTCACCATCAACGGCCAGCCCATCGTGGTCCGGGCGGTGACGGGCGCGACCGGCATCGTGCAGCTCGCGCAGGCACCCAAGGCGACCGACGAGGTACTCTGCACCTACTACTTCAACCGGACGGACACCCTCATCACCGATGACCTGTCCGAGCAGGTGGACCCCGACACGGCGGTCGTGCGGGCGGGCTTCGGCCTGTTCGACAGTGACTCCCCCGGAAGTGTCGGCGGAGCCGGTGGCGGAGCGGAGACGCTCGACATCCACGGCGACATCACGGACGCGAACGGCGCAGTCGTCGTCGAGAACAACAACACCCTGAACCTCGTGGTCGATGGGGTGGACGCCCAAATCATCATCCCGCCGCGCAGCGACTACAAGATGTCTCAGGTGGCCTCGGCCATCACGGCAGCCGCGAAGGGAACCCTCGAAGGCAACACCTTCATCAACCACCTCGGCCAGTCCACCCTGATGCTCGTGTCGGACCACAGCATCGTGGTGAACGAGGGGACGGCGAACGGCATCCTCGGGCTGCTCACCGGGCAGGCCGACACCCGCGTCGCCACCTTCTACACCTTCCAAGGCCCAATCGTGACCGGCGACAACGGCGGTGTCACCACGACCGACCCCAGCCACGTCACCGTCAAGGTGGACGGTGTGCAGGTCATCCCGACCTCCGTGGACGGCGCGAGCCGGGCCGTGACGCTGCCCGTAGCCCCCAAGGCGGGCGCGACCGTGGCCATCACGTACTACTTCAATTCGTGGCAGGACACCTTCGACTACCTCGCCCACGTCGGCGTCCAGAGCGTGACGCGGTGCGGAGATGTCCCCGGAGGCTCCGGCTACGTGCAGGGTGCGGACTTCATCCTTCAGGACGACAAGATTCTGTGGGGGACCGCCTCCACAGTCGAGAGCGGTGTTCACTCCACCGGCTCCCAGTATTTCGGGGAGCGGCAGGTCACGCTGTCCCTCATCGACAACCGGACCTTCCTGTCCGCCTGCACGGCGGTCACGACTGCCTCCGGTGGTGTCTCCGTGGCAAGCACACGGGATTTCCAGCTCCCCTTCAGCCCGACCCTCGGGAACGGCAGGAACACCCCGCTGGGGACCAGCCTGTACCAGACGGTCGCCAACGGACGCATCGACGTGGCGGTCAACCGCCCGGATGTGGTCTGGGCCTACTGGGGCTGGAACGAGCAGGACGCGCTGGACCGTGGACAAGTGGAAGTCCTCAAGGTCGAGGGCAACGTCATCTCCCTCGGAGAGGATGTTCCCGTCGGCGCGACGGTCTACGCGACCTTCTACTACAACCAAATCGTGGACGAGGAGTACACCCTGACGTGCATCAACCCCGGCTTGTCCGGGACCGGCACCTACGGGGTGGCCAAGGAAGACGCCACGTCGCTGTACGGTGCCTTCTTCGACACCACGACCAAGGGAGCGCAGCTCACGGGCGTCCCCATCGAGTTCCCCTCCGGCTCCGAGCTGACCCCGGACCTCCGCTACGAGACGGTATCCGGCAGTGACTTTGACGGGCCGGTCGAGGAAATCGTCACGGTCCAGTTCGCCGCCAAGGTGGCTACGCTGGCCAAGTACACCGTGCCGGGCTACGGCCCCTACAAGTTCATCCCGACGTACTCGGACCACCTCGCCGTCCGTGTGAGGGCGGTTTCCATCGCGGGGACGGCTGGCCTCGACCTCATGAACCCCTCCGGTCACGACGCAGGCTTCTTCGCTTCCCTCGTGGGCGCGGAAATCGACTACGACGGTAGCGGTCTGGGTGTGGCGGGCGAGTCCTACCAAATCACCACCACGCAAGAGCTGGTCCTCGAAGTGGACGACGCGGACGTGGAAGTCTCCACCGGCACTTCGGGTGGTGTGGCCGTGGACATCGGCTTCTTCTCGGACGCCATCAACGAGGCGGCCTCGGGTCACCAGTCCACGGCGGCTGGCGGTGGTGCGGCAGCCATCATTCTGAACGCGGCGGCCCGACGTGACGTTCTGAACGGCTACGTCGGCTGGCGTGTCGTCATCGGCAACGGGGCGGCGCTGGCCACGGCAGGCCAGTTCGCCACGGTCACGGCCTACAACCCGACCACGGGCGAATGCACCATGGACGGCAACTGGGCAGGTGGCGCGGTCGGCGCGGGCGACCCCTACTACATCTACAACCCGGACGCCCGGTCGAGCATGGCGACTGCCACGGCCTTCAACGGTCCTGTGACGCTGGCCAACAACATGCACGACAAGCTCCGCATCGCCTACACGGGCGATGTGTCCGGCCTGCTCACCTTCGAGGCGGACCTCGGGAATGGACCCTTCGCCACCCCGGCGGCGCTGGCAACCGAAGTGGCGGCTCAAATCGCCACGGTGGTCGCGCTGGGTGTCGTCGGCAGTCCGAACCACGCGGGCCTCGCCGTCGAGGTTGTGGCCAACGCGGACGCGGCGCTGGAATTCCGTCTTCAGCTTCCCGGCCTCGACAGCATGGGCTACATTCAGTTCATCGACGCGGCAGGCGGCGCTGCTGTGGACTTCGCGGTCTTGGCCGGACTCGACACGGGTACGACCAACGGCCCACAGGCAGCTCTGCTGCAATGCCCCGTCGCCCGGACCTACGAAGTGCCGGGTGCAATCGGCATCGGCCAGAAGCCCTACGACCGGCTCATCCTCCGCAACCGGCTCCTGCCGGGCCACTCGGGGAGCATGGCCGCCCAGAACGCCCTCTCCCAGACGAAGCTGGAAGTGAAGGTCGGCAACGACCTCGCCGGTATCGAAACCGGGGATTACGGGACCGCAGGCATCGTGGCCACCGTCATCCCCGCCACGACCTCGGGCGAGGTCGGACTGTTGGGCGGCATGGACGCCTCGGCAGAGCCGCAGGTCACGTTCTACGATGGCTCCGGCACGCGGCCCGCGAACGACGAATTCAGCTTCGAGCTGGACGGCAATCCGGTCACGGTGGCTTTCACCTCGACCGATACCGGGACGGTAACGCCTCTCGGCCCGGCTTCGGGCGCGAGCAACGGCTCCATCCTCGACCAAATCATCGACGCGATGGCGGCGGTGCCGGGAACCCCGTGGGGGAACGCGGCGGCCATCTTCGCGCTGGGCATCGTCTGGCAGGAAGGCGCGGGCCTTCGGCTCCACAGCCAGATGAACGACACCACGAGCCGTATCACCATCGGTCAGGGGAGCGCAAACAGCCTCCTCGGGTTCTCCGGTGGCACCGTGGCTGTGCGGACCGAAGTGGCTCCTCGTGTGCTGGCCTCCGCCCTCATGGGCAACCAGAACCCGGCGTCCTTCGCCAACTGGATGTTCAACGTCAACGCGGCCCTGACCAGTGTCTTCGCCAACGTCGCCATCGCCTCGGTCATCGACGACGCGGCGGGTCAGGAATACCTCTACATGCAGGATGCGCCGGTCCTCCCGGCCAACCTCGGGGCGTCCTCCTCCATCGGCCTGTTCAACACCTTCCAGAACATCGCCAACGCCCTGCGCTACGACACGGGGCTGGATGCGGAAGACGGCGACGGCGCAGTGGGCGAGGCATCCCTCAACGGGTTCTTCGTCACCTCCTCCAAC